GATTATATGCGCGCACTCGAATGTCGTATAGTGCATCGTCCACGTCTATAACTTCGAAACCGCCAAGGGTGCCGACACCGACCACGCGCCACGTCGATTCAGTGGACTTTTTGAACTGCACCTCGACACGCTCGACGTAGACTGTGGCCGTCGCCGTCACGTCAACGCGGATCACGTTCGTCAGTTTCTCGAAAATGACGCGCGTCTCCGACGTGACACCCAGACCCAGACTTGGCACTTCCCATGGATCGGGAAGGGTCGAGTTGTTCATCAGCAACGTTTCTTCTTCAGCATCCCAATCAAATGCCGCCTCGCTCGTTTCGCGCAGGGTCATTGTGACACGCAAGTCGCCGTTGTCCGAGGCGCTGAAGAACTTCCAACCCGTGACCTCAAATTCCTTCGCGGCCCATCCGTAACGGTCCATCGTAATGGCCACAATGTCCCCGACTTGGACTTCGAGCGCGGACGTGCCGAACTCAGCCGAGAACGTCATTTGTTCACGACCACGGAACAATGACAGCTTGGCAATCCGTTGCGCCATTGACGCGGATGTGGTCAACGGCAACGGCAAGTCCAACACCGACTCGACCCCGTTGTCTTCCGTCACAAAGACCGTGCTGCCGATCTTGGGGAAATCCGCCGCAATCCAATCCTGCGCCGCATCGTTGAACGTCCCCTGCACGGCGTTGAACGAATCCGACATGCTGGCGCGTGTCTGAAGCGTGATGTTGCTGCGCAGGTCGTCCAGCGTGAACGTTTTGACCGGCGCAGTGTAATACCCAACTTTCAGTTTCCACGCGCCTTGGCCCCAGAACAGCGTACCCGCACACGAAGTCATCATGTTCTGCAACACATCGCCAGGAGCGGTATCGGATTGAACCACACCGTCCATACGATAACGAGGTTCAGTACCGCCACCCGTCAGCGGAACAGCTTCATCGCAGACGTTGGCTGCAACTGAAAACATCGTGTCGTCAACCGCTGTGTCGGCCATGCCGCGCACGTCGGTCAGATAGTCGCGGACGCATAGCGCGGCGTTGCGCGACCACGCAGTCGTGGCCGTCCGTGGGTCGTAAACTTTCTTGCCCTTGACCAGAGCGGTGATAGTCGGGATGCCGTTGGTGAACACGTCCTGATTGTATTCGAGACGGGCATAGATGTAGGCGATACCTTTGCCGCGAAAGTCGCTTGTGACGCTGGTTTCAGCAAGCAGATCGGAATCGACCGTTTGCGTTTCGGACCCAAGATGTTTCTTGATCCTAATCTTGGAGTTCCACGGAGTTGACGTGACGAAGCCGCTGCCGTCCAGCGTCACCACCTTGTCGTTGACGTAAATGTTGCCGATTTCTTCGACCTCGTGCCCCGCCAACGCAACGACCATGTGCAGGTATTTGTTCGACGCGCCGGTCGATTCATAAAACACAATGGTGCCACCCTTGCGCACCTGACCATAGACATATTGCTGCGGTGCCGTGCCGTCCAAGTTGTTGGTCAGCATTCCGCGCGACATGTCGGACGGCTTTGGTGCTAACGCCTTCAGCAGCCAAGACGTGACCAGCGACGTGCCGATGTAATAGATCGCACTGGCGACAAAGGTGCTGACGCCAAACGTGCTGACAAGCCAAGGCACAGCAACCTGCGGCATGTGAACGCGCGGATCAAGTGCGGACGAACCGTGCAGCAATCGTTTCAGTGGCGTCATGGCTCAACCCAGGCTGTGTGGACATCTGTTATCGGCAGGTATATCACACCGGACCCCGAAAGGAACGCCGCATTTGCTCCGACTGCGATACCGAAGGCTTTGCCGGTCAACCAGCCCCCTGCACCAACACCTGTCACCAAAGCACCACGCGGCGGGATGCCCACACAAAGCCGCAGACGCTCGCTCACGGCGTCTTCGAGCGTCGAGTGTCCGTACTCGTGTTGAAGGTCAGAGACACTGCGTGCGCGCAGATAGCGCCCCTGCCACGCATCGGCCCAGCCGTGCCCGTACATGCGCCGCCACGCTTCGTTGGTGAACGTGAGACAATCGTGCCGACCGAGGCGAAAAGGGGTATGCGCTATCTCGCGCAGGTATCGGTTCAGGCTTGCTTGCGGCCCCATGTAACCTGCCTGTCCTGAAGGTCGGCCACCGTGGCAAAAAACGTGTCGCCCGGGTAGCGTGAGATATGGCTTTCATGGTTGTAGCGCCGCGTCTTGGCCCGCTGCAACTCGATCAGCCGCGATTCAATCGTCAGTGTGACTGTGGCGGAGTCTGGCGCATCCTCAATCGTCATGGTGTTCATCTTGCCAGAGAACATCTCGATTACGTCGTTAGGGGCATCGTTCCAAAGCAGACTGTCATCCCACAGGCTGTAATCGTCCCACAGTCCGTCCGGCAGTAATGCTGGAACAGCGCAACCGAACAGGATGCGACACGGACGCCGCTGGTATGGTTCGACAAGCGCAAGCGCAACAATATCGGTCGAGATGCCGCTGATGGTCACACTGGCCGATTTCGCGGAGAGGTCGCCAATTTCCTCAAGGTCGCTGATCGACAGCAGACCACCCGCGCCAGTATACGTGTTACCTTCAAGCGTCCGATCACCAATGCCAGTCCAAAACCGCACCGGCATTGTGTCGAAGATCATCTCAATGGCATAAAACGGTTCAATGACAGATTGCGTCAGGGCCGTCATCAACCCAGCAGGAATACTGCGTGCCATCAGTATGCCTCCATGGCTGTGAAGGACAATCCGTAGAATGATGCCGAATTGACGGACCAACCCTGTTCGTCCGACATGAGACGGAACTTGCCGACAGGGTTGGTCAGGACAGCGGCGACGGCAACAACGTCCGCACGGAGCGCGGGCCAGATTTCCAGCGTGCCCGTGCCGCTGCGGTCCACCAGCACCTTGTGCAATCCCGTGCCGATCTGGATGTAGTCGCCCGCCAACAGCGTGCCAGTCATCGTGACGGAAACTGATCCGCTGCCGCTTGAGCCTGTCACGGTCGCAGCCGTCGCCGTGCCACGCGGCGATGTGGCCATCGGATCACCAAGCAGAAACGTGCCGAGACGACCCCGCAGCGCAGCAAGCCAACCGATCCACGCAGCCGCGTCAGCATGCTTCAGCGGCGGCAATGTCACGTCCACTTCCCATCGCTGCCGCGAATAGGCAAAGGTTTGCTGCACGCCGGTGAAGGGCGATTCAGAAATGGCCGTGGTGTTCACCATGCGAAACGATACGGCGGCGATGCCGGTGTGCGAAGGCAGGTTCAGAGGATAGCTGATACTCACGAGAATGCACCCCCAAATGAGCCACCACGCTTGCGTGCGTCCAGCACCGCAGCCTTGGTTGCCTCGACGATTTTCGGAATCATGGTCTGCACTTCGGCGCGCGTCACACCCGATCCGAAGGTGATGTTCTGCGTGACTGTGACACCGCCCGCGCCTTGACCGGCTGTGTGGTCCACCACCGTCTCGTTGGGGTGCAGAGTCGCAAGGAAGCCGCCCTTGCCATCCAAACCGCCTGACCGCGCACCAGCGCCGGTGTAGCCGCCGCCAGCAAAGGATTTGGTCATCATCCCACCCAGAAAGCCGACAATACCACTGCCGGTCCCAGATTTGGCGTCGAACGACCCCACCAATTTCTGCACGACCAGTACGTTGAACAGTTCACGGATGATGGCGGATGCCATGGATTTGAACGCGTCCTTCGCCTTCAGCGTGCCGTCCACGATACCCATGAAGGCATCGGACATGCTGGATTTGATCGTGTCAGCGATGCTCTGTTGATCGGCCATTTTCTGGTTGAACGCCTCGATTGCGCCGATTTGGGCGGTAAGTCCGCTGATGACCACATCACCGTATTTCTGCCAATCCGCGCCCAATGCGTTCATGATGCGTTTCTGCGCTTCGCTCATACCGAGCAACTCAGTTTCCAGCTTCAACTTTTCGCGCAGTTCCGCTAACGGATCGGTGCCACCACCACCACCACCACCACCACCACCGCCACCGCCACCGCCGTTGGACGCATTGGGGATACTCATTTTCGCCGGTGCTGGAAAATACTTGTCCTTCCAATACTTGTCATCGACGAACTGGCGCGGATCGCCCCGATTGCCTTGTGCCGGGAACAACGCTTTGCGGGTCGCAAGTGCAAGTTGCTGCGCAACGGAAAGCGCATCGCGCAATCCGCCTGACATGTCAGTGTCGTTCAAGCGCAAGCCCGCATCTGCGGCGTTGTTGATTTCCAAACCAGTCGCCAGCGCCATTTGTTGAAGCTGTACGGCAGAGCGATACGCTGCATCCAACTCGGGTGGCAACTTACCCGATGCGTCAGCGGCAGCAAGCAACGCGGTTTGGATATTCGCTGACGCGTCGAAGACTTGTTGTGGTCCCTTGGCTGTGCCGAGCAACTCAAGAGCGTTGTTCAGGTTCAACGCCTCTTGCCTACTCAAGTTCATGCCCGCCTGAATGGACGCAGTGAGGTTTGCTATACTCTTTTGAACCATCGGCGCACTTTGGAACGGCAACTCCAAAACATCCGCCAATTGTGCGACTGTTGCGACCTGTGCTTTCAGCGAAGCGACCATGCCGGTCTGTGCTTTCGCCATGTCCATGTTGGCAATCTTGACTTGTGCGTCAAACAATGCACGAGCGGCAGCGGCGTTGCGTCCGTATTGCGTTTCAAGTTCCCGCATGGTTGCCAATGACATATCGGTCGCATCGACATACGCCTGCATTGCGTTGTCCACATCGCCAATCGCGTCTTTGAGTGACTTGACGGATGCCTCGCCCTTGCTCATGCCCATGTAGAACGCAGCGAAAACAGCCAGCGCAGCACCGGCGACGGAACCGAATGCGCCAAAGAACTGCAAGACCTGACCGCCCTGTTGTGCGAAAGCCAGCATGGCGTTCTGCCCACCGGCAATCTGGACGGAAAGGTCAGCAACCTGGAAGCCCATTTGCTGCACTGCACGCCGGTTGTCGCTCATACCACGCATCATGGACTGGTTGGATCGTGTCACAGCGTCGTTGGCTTTGGCCATGCCTTTCAGACCGTTCTGAACACCCTGCATTGCGGGGCCGGTCTTGTTGGTCGCCGTAAACTGGAAGTTGACGCCTTTTGTGGTCATTACTTCACCCTCGCCATCTCATCCAGTAGCGCGACATACGCGAGTTGATCGCGGATTTTCTCAATCGGCCAAGCCTCGACCTCACACGGATCAAGATGCAGGCGGTAGGCTAACCCGAAACAGACGAGTCTGTCCGGGTCATCCTTTATTTTTTTTTGCGTTCCTCGAAGCCCTGTTCGTCTTCAGATTCGAATTGCGCACCGAACAGCCCGCCGAAGATTTCCCCAATCTTGGTGGCCGACACGCGCAGCAGCAGCGGCTTGTCGGTCAGATCGAAGGCTTTCTCGCCCGTCTCATCGTTCGCCTTCATGATGATCAGGTCCACCATACCGGCCAACGAAGGGTTGACTTGGAAGTCAGGGTGCTGACGCCGGATCACAGTCATGTCACGTGGCGTGATCGGTGTGGCCGTCAACGTGATGTTGCCGCCGCCAAGTTCACCGCTCCACGTAGCCCCGACATAGGACGAAACTTCGGCGCGTAACGTATCGGAAAAACGACCCATGTTACACCACCGTCGATGTGGTCAGCGCGCCATCGCCCGTGAAGGAAACGGTCTGGTTGACCATGCCGTCAAACGACTGCGAACGCGACACGCTGGTGATCAGCGCCGAACCAGTGTCGTAGTCCAGACCGGTGCTGTTGCCCTCGTAGTAGAGCGCCAGCGTGACTTTGGCCCCGACCGTGACGCCACCTTGTCCGGTGTCGGCAGGATCGTAGAACATCTCCATCGTGCCGGACCACGAGTTCTGGGTCGAGTCGGTGCCGGTCCACGCCGAACCAAGAGTGGACGTGTCCACCTCGTTGGCGGTGATTTCGATTTCAAAAGACTTGACCTCACCGACCACGTTTGTGCCGACTTTGACCACGCCTTCCTTGCCCTTATGAGTCGCCATGTTACGCCCTCGCGGTTTCAGGATCAGATTTCACCACACGATACTCTATCGTGTAGCGCATTACAATCATGCCAATCGGAACCTCGCCGTCAGCATCATCGGCCCATGTCACTTGGGTCAATTCCGGTGCGTCTTCGAGCAATGTTGTCCAGTCGAAGGATTCCATTGCAGCGGTCAGGTTCACTTCGTCCTGATCCAGCAAATCATCAATTTCCGCACCCGTGGCGGTGCGCTGCACGCGCACCAGCAGAGACGCGGTGTGGGTCCGCAGGTCGCCCATTGTCTGAGCGGCCACGTCCACATTGCTGAAGCGCATGTCGATCATGGGACGCGGCACCATGTTCAGCTTATACTTGCGCGACGTAAAAATGTCGTAGGTGTCGCCAAGAGCGGCGTCCAACGCGGCGGTGATCGCTGTGCGAATCTGCGTCCTGACGTGTGCCATCAAACCTTTTCCATGTGGATGTCAATCATGCCGGTGCCATCGTCCAACCATGACCGAATGGTGTAGGAAAGTCCGTCGATGACCACAGTCTCGCCTTCAGCGATGGACGGGAAATCTTCAGATCGTCCGGTGAACATGCACTGCGGCAAAATGCGAATTGTGCCGTCCGACATTTGCGCTTCGACGTCCTCAATATCGAAGACACCGACAACCAACGCGCCGTCATAGACTGCCGTGGAGGCCAGTTCCTCGACCTTCAGAATCTTGGTCAAGTCCGAAATCAGGAACTGGCCTGGCATGTCACTTCGCCCCCGGCATTGCGGCTTTCTCTGCGCCGATTTTCTCATCGGTTTCAGACAGCTTCGGCGGCGACATGGTGCAAAGATCATACCAGTCAGCACGCGAATCGAACGCGGACTTGGCGATGACGCTACCAGCCTCGACGTGCTTGCCGCCGATACGGATCGAACGCAGCACTTTGAGGTTCGACTTTTCTTTCTCAGACATTGGATCACCTTGCAGTTGAGGGTTGAAGGGTGGAGCGGGCCGTGAAGCCCGCCCCGATCTTATCTGGCGTTACACGCCGTCGTTGCCCAGAGCGAACGACCCAACGCGGCGCACACCGAAGTCGAGCGACTGAATCGCGCGCAGACGCAGGCCACCGGACAGGAACTTGGCTTCAGTGGAACGGTCGAGTTCCAGCGTGCCCCACGTCCCCATGATCATGTCGGACCACACACCTGAGAACAGGTCGCCCGAGATGACTTGGTTCGTTTCTTCAAAACGGTTGCCGATGGTCAGACGACCTTCAGTTTCCATCAGGAAGCGGCCCGAACCGGCGTCAACCAGCGCCTTCATCATCGAACCGGCCATTTCGCTGTTGCCAAGGAACACCGGCGACGCGGTCTGGTTAGAAGTGGCGATGGCAGTACGCATGTTGATCACTTCGCTGCGCGTCGGGAACGCCGCTGCGAAAGTCACCGAACCAATGCCCGAGGTCAGTTTCAGGCCGGTGGGCTGGCCCGAAGAACCGCTGCCGTAGAGGCCCGCACGGTCGATTTCCTGCGCCATCGCATCCAGAATCTGCATGCGCACGTACATCTCAATGTCGATGGTCGATTGCAGCAGCATCCGGCGCGTCATGTCGGTGTAAACCGCCAAGTCCTTGATTGCCAGCGACACCTTGCGGAACGACGGGTTGGATTCAGCCGCGTTGGCGTCTTCCGAACCAAGCCATGCCGCAGCGACGTTCGCGTTGCCACCAGGGATGTCCACATTGCCATCAAGGCCGGTCAGCATGGTCATGCCCAACTGACCCAGAACGAGGCGGTTGCGCAGGTTGTAGATGAACTGGTTCGACAGGTGGTCCGTGGACTGCACGTTGGCGTTGCCCGAGGTGGCCATCGCAGCACGTGTGCCACGCAGAACCGAAGACGACACGCCGTCAACTTCAAACTCGCACCACGAACGCATCAGTTCGGCGGGCAGCTTGTAGGTGCCGGTACGAGCAGCACCAGCGGCGTCAACGGCCTTCAGTTCGAAGTCGGCGTCACGCATCTGTTGCGCCGAAGCATCGTTGCTGGTGGCCAACAGGAATTTGCGCAGCGAGAACCGTTGCGTTTCCTTGGCCGACAGGCCGATGTCCTCATTCACCAGCGGTGTGCCTTCCGGCAACTTGGCGCGAACGATGCCTTTGAACACAGCCAACGACGGTTCTTCGCCACGGGCCACAGCGCCACGAATGAAGTCGCGGGCGACATCACCAAGGTTGTGCGTGGTGGCCAGAGCCGAGATTTCGTTGATTGCGGTTTCCATCGCAGCACCGCGTTCTTCTTCGGTGCGGACGACGGGCATTGCCCCATTGGAGGGCTTCTCCTGTTTGATCGGGTCCATGTGGCCCTCCTTTGCAGTTGCAGAACGACCAATCCCAACCGTTTCATCGGCAGGAATTGACACGAATGACGCTTCCTTTGGCGTCCACTTGATGACACGATAGGACTCCGTGTCAACATCACGCTCGACCTTGTGGATGTCATAACCCACAGAGACGTTGCGAATAATACCGTCATCCACGTCGCGTTTGATTTCCTGCGCACTTTCGCGGTTGGAAAATTTCACGGTGACGTAAAGGCGTTTTTCCTCGATCCAAGCATCGGTGATTACACCAAGTTGCGATTCAAGACCGTCATAACGGTTGTGACTGTCCAGCAACGGCGCATTGCCGCTTTTCAGAAACCGAAGGTCCACAGCTTCAGGGGTGTGAACCAAGACTTCATCGCCGTCATAGCGACGGTAAGGCGTCTCGGACGAAAGCGGAAACGTGTACGTCCCATCTTCGTTTGCGCGCACGCGCGACGAAAGATTACTGTTGCGGGTCGATACCATTTTCGTCCACTCCTTGCGGTGTCACATCGCTTTTACCATCAGAGTAGTCCAACGTCAAACCCCGCGACTGCGCGGCCTGTTCATCCTCAACAATCTCCGCCAACAGTTCATCCCGATCAATGCCGCGTGCCGCTGCGACGCGTGACAAAGAGGTCTGTTTGGTGCGCAATGCTTCGGTGTTGGATTTCACGTCTTTGGCCGGATCAATCCAATCCCAACCGCGCGGACGGAAGACCACAGAATTCAGGATCGCGTCGATCCGGGTCGGCGGAACCAAGCTGTTCGAATCCAGAACGTGACGCGGCAACCAGATAGCGAACAGTCGCCGGATGCCGTGGTCAATGAAAAACCGCTGACGGGTCTTGTAATAGTCCCGATCCTCGATCAGCACGGAGCGTCCAGTCGAATAGCTGACACCTTGCGTTTCCATGCCGTGCGAGAATGCCGAGATGCCGAAGGTCATCGCAAGGTCTTTCTTGATCTGACCCTCGAACTGCGCATAGTCGGTGGAGGCGCTGCCCGGATTGAAGCCCTCGAAGCGCATGCCATCCGGCAATTGCTTCAGACGGCCCGGTTCCATGTCCATTTCAAGGATTTCGTCGTCGGTGTCCGTCCGGTCGGCCAATTCACTCAGACCTTCCATCTTGGGAAGATCGCGTGTGAAAAATCCCATCAGCGCGGCCCGCAGGCGACGCCCCATCGTTTCGGCTTCCCGGTATCCGTCCAGCATCTTGACGGGCTGAATCGCTGCCGCAGCGGGCGGTTCACCGCGCGTTTGACCGGGCCGGTCTTTCTCGAAGATGTGAATGATGCGGTCAGCCGGAACACGGCGGTAACGGCGTTGGCTTTCGGTTGCGTACCAGACCAGATCGCCGGGGTGTGACGTGAGCAAGTGATAGGCAACAGGCCGACCGTATTGGTCAATCTCGACACCCATGCGGATGTCATTGTTGTTGTCCGGGTTCTTTCGCGTCAGCGTTTCGTCCAGCAAATCCGCTTCGATGGGGTTGATTGCCACACCATCGCGGTAGCGGTCAGAGAACACGATTTCCCAGATCACCTCGCCGTCGCGGCACCAGGTTGCGACCGACTGGTTCAGCAGGTCAATCATGGTCATTTGACCGTCCACGGTCGGCGCGCTGCACCAGCGCTGCCACGCCGTTTCCACGCGGTCGTTCAGAGACAGGTCCAGCATGCCGTTCAACATCTTGACGCGCGATTGCAGACGGAATCCTTCCGCACCAACGATGTTGACCTTCATCAGTTGGATATAGCGCCGCATTGAACCACTGTTGCGCGACAAAAATCGCGCCTTGGCCCGCACTTCACTCAGGCTGTTCGCCAATTCCCAATCGGCGCTGCCGCGACTGGCGTTCAAGTCACCATAGCGTGCGGTGTTCTGTGCCGCCGTGTAGTTTCGCTTGCCCGTGCGTAACGCGGGTGCCGGTGCCGGTGTGGCCTTCTTACGAGACAAGAATCCAAACATCAGATGAACCTCACGCGAACTGTGTTGTTTTTTGCTCGACCTGTGTTCGTGGTCGATCCGCCCGTGCGCGCCACTTCGGCGCGGTAATAGTCGCGCCACTCCAGCAATTCGCGCACCGGCATTTTGGTGATCGAGCGGTTCTTGATCGAGTAGTTGTCCACATCCGAATCGGCGCGGCCCGACAGCAACGACTCAATCTTGGCGACCATAACTTCGGCGTGGGTGCGTCGGTCATTGGACGTGGCGAACACTCGGAACATGCCCGTCTCGGTAACGGCAACCTCGCTGTCGCTCAGGCGCGTGACAATCAAATCCCACCGGTATTCACCGGCCAACCACGTCGCAGTCACAGTGGAAAGCGCGGTGAACGTCCAGATCGCGTCATCCGTCGTGCTACCCGTGACCTCAATTGGCGCACCACCAGCAGTCGGGGTCATGCGATACTTGACGCCGTAATCCGCCGAAGCAATCGCCAACTCACGCCGCCATGCGGTGAATGATCCGGCCAGAATAGATTCTGGTTCGGTCAGCGGTGCGGATGTGGTATCAAACGGGTCAGCCATTCTTCCACCTGTTCGCCCAAGATGCCTGTGGCCGTCCCGGCTTCGCCTTCGTGACCTTCTCTGTCACAGGATTAGCAGGTTTCGACACCTTGCGCAACGCTTCCCGCCGCTGCGCATTCAGGTCCACCTGAAGCATCTCCAACGCGGCAGTATTGTAGACTCGCAAGTCGAACGGCTCGTTACGCGCCCATTTCTTCACCCACTCGTTTTTGGGGAAGCCCTTGTAGTAGGTGGTCCGCAGTTCTTCGGCAGTCATGCCCTTGAAATACAGATCATCGTAATGCGCCGGAAAGCGACAGTATCCTGCGGCGTCCGGGTCGGTGATCTTCAGGCGCGCGACAACCAATTCCTTGATCGTGTCAACGCCAAGGGGCAGCACGCGCGCGTTGCCGAGCGTGTTCTTCAACGGACGGCCCACAATCGGCTTGCCCGCACCAGACACACCCTTGATGGCCACAGTGCGGGGCACGACTTGGGTGAATTTGTAGACGCTGGTGGTGTAGTGACCACCCGAGTCAATGGCGATTGATCGCGGTGCCAGTTCCCCGAAAATGGGGTGCATGAACGTCTCGCTCAATGTGTCCCGCAGGTCTTGCCAGAACTCTGGACTGGATGGATCACCGTAGACCTTGTGGTAGCCGAGTGACCATGATTGCGCGTCGTCACCCCATCCGACGAACTCGACTTCGGCACGGTCGTCCTGAATGTCAACGGCACCCGTCACGAGCGTTACATCTTCGGGGATGTTGTCGCGCGTATCGTAATCCTCGCGATGGTCCATCAGGTCCGACCATTCCAGCCGCTTGCCGCGTTCTTCCCACGTCTCGCCCAAGAACGTATTGACCCACGTCTTGAGCAACTCAGGGTTCCCCTTTGAGTCAAGGAAGTCGCGCACGCCGTCAGACAGGGGCGCGAAGGGGCTGTAAAGCTGCGACAGGTGATAGCCGACATTCCCGTTGAAGGGCTTTTCAGCGCGCCATTCCCCGGCCCGCACAGCCTTGTTGCGGTCTTGGTCATCCCAAACGCAACCATTGTGTTCGCAAATGTAGCGGGCCGTGTCGGGCAAACCGTCATCCCATTGGACTTGTGCCCAGACAAGCCGCTGATATTCGCCACACTGAGGGCACACGCACCAACGGTATCGCTGATCGGAACGCAAAAATTCCGGCTCGATCCGACTGGTAGATTTGTTGCCCGGTGTGGAAACGAAGATGATGACACGGTTCCAAAACGTCGTGGTCCGCTTCACGGCAAGGTTGATCGGGTCGCCTTCCGTGCCCGCCGACGAATCGAAACGATCCACTTCGTCGGCCACAACAACACGGATCGGACGCGATGCAAGACCTGCCGGTGCGTTAGAGCCGACCATCGCAATGTGACCGCCCGGGTAAGTCTTGCTGGCCAGCGTGTTGCCACTATCGCGCGCACGGGCGTCCTTGACGATGCCGCGCAACACCGGCGTGTCGCGGATCATCGGGGCCAGACGTTCTTTGGAAAACATCTTCATGCTATCCAGTGTGGGCGAGACGTGCAGGATCGGGCAGGGGTCTTGATGGATGAAATAACCGATGACGTTTTCGATCACTGTGGATTTCCCCACCTGCGCCGATGTCATCAGCGTGATCCGGCGCACACCCGGTTTCCCCACCATGTCCATCGGTTCACGCATGTACTCGACCATCTCTGTGCGGAACCGCCCTGGTGATGCGGACGATTCAGCCGACAGACGCCGATACCGATCTGACCATTCCGAGACGGTGATGTCAGGTGGTGGCCGAAAACCGGGCATCACGTTCAACATGATGTCGGTCGGTGAAGCAAAATTGTAGTCCATCACTGGTCCGCGCATCCGGCGTCAATGAGGCGGATCAGATGCGCGCCCGTAACCATTGAGCGGTCCCCGCCATCGTCAGCCAAAGCCGCCGCATGTTCCGTGCGCGCCGTTGCGGTGCCATCACAGATCGCCGGGGCGTTTGCCGCGCTCACGCAGCCAATCACGAAGAACGGCAGGATCATCGCCGTCAGGCGCGGCGTCCATCCGTTTGCGAGTTTGAGCATAATCCTTCAACTCCTTCACCTTAGCGGATTTCCTGCCATCAAACCAACTTGCCAACAGCGCGGCGATGACAACCGCTACACCAGCCATCCACGCACGCATCAGCGGTCCCCCTCTGCCCACCGCCGCAGGCGTTCCCGCATGACCCACAACGCCGCAAGGATGACCACACCGGCAAGGGCAATGGCGATGATCTGTGCGGTGCCGTCCAGCGCACCCACCGCAGCAAGTCCAGCGCCCGCGCCAGACGCAATCTGAACCGCAGACGCCTGCATGGTGGTGGATTTGATTGGGGTGGTGCGGTCGGCTGGCGGTTTGGATTTGGTGGTCCAATCCTTGCTGTTGTAAACCTCACGATCCAGTTCAAAATGTGGGCCGTCGCGGAACGATTTCCAGTCACCACCCCACACGATGGCAACGCCTTCCGCTTGGGCAGCGGCCTTCACCGCAGGGGCCAACATGTCGTAGAGAGGCCAATCAAATGCGGCTTTGCCGTTCGGACCAATGGGCACCAGATCGACGGCGTGGCCCGTAATGTGCCGACTGTTCAGCGTCTTGGACGCACCCGACGCGACCAGTTGCTTTTGGCGTTCTTTGGTCCGCAAACCCTCGATCACCGTGAAATCCACAGGGCTTTCTTGCAGCGCGCGATGGATTACGCTCCGCAAATCAGGGTGAATACCTTCAAGGTTCTTGACGCTGCGCGCACTGAATTTCCGCATGGTTTCACTTCCTTAGATGTTGCTCGATACTTTCCAATTTCTCCAACACGACCTTGAAATTGTTGCGTGATTCTCTGAATTCACGGTCGTGGGCTTCCTTGTTCGCAGACTGTGTGGCCTTGATGACCGCAATGTCGGTGGTCTGGGTCTGTTGCACCCGGTACATGAAAAAAACGAATGCCGCGACGGGCGCGATGATCCATTTCATCAGAGCGTCAACTAATTCCATCATTCTGCCTCACTTGCTGAATCCTGACCGTCGCGCCAATCTTCCGACAGTTCTTCCAATGCTTCGCGGACACCATCTTCAAGCCGCTTCTGGACACCATACACATCGGCCATACCCGTTACAATCGGAGCGATAGATGTTGGGATGCGCAGGAGTCGAGTTTTGACACGCATGACCATGTTCGACAGAGCCTGCATTACATCATCAACGGGGATGAGTTCACCCGCAATCTGCTTCAATTCCATCTCGACCTTATCGGCCTGGAGGGTTTTGAGGCGGATTTCTGCGTCGTTCTTGTCCATGCGGGCGGGCTTTCCGCTGACTGTGGGCATCATGGCGCGGCCAGGGAAACGTGTCAGATCGGGCAACCATGGATATGCGCTGCCTTTGCCTTTCTTGAAGATCATTTCGGTGCGAATCCACGCGCCAAGATCAGCCAGCGGATACGCCTTCAGCGATTCGTTAAAAGGTGGTGGGTTTTCCATTTTGCGCCAGTTCATCAGCGTGACCGGCGTCGTGCCACACATAATGGCTGCAAGGTCTTGGTTGACATAGACCTTGCCGTCCGTGTGGCGGATCACGTCACGAGACATCGCCAGCCGCCACAAGACCCATGGCCACAAGGGCTTCCTGGATGCCACAGTTAGCGTATGCCGTCAGCGTGTCGGGCGTGGCGAGTGGCGCGGGCGTGGTCATGTCCGGCGACCAAAACCTCAGCGCGGCCTGCCCCTGCGCCGCCAGCGTCATATCCACAATCCCCGTGGTATCCCATGCAGGACGAACCAGAGGTGACTGCGCTGCAATCAACCACTCAGGCGGTGCCATGAAGGACGTTGCGGCGTAGAGGTGTCCGTCTTTCTGCCAGTTGAGGCCCTGATACGTGTCAATCTCTGCTGCGCTTTGCCCGATGCACATGGCGTAGTGGTTGACAGCATTGATGACCGTTGCCGATGCGGCTGCGGTGATGCGGATCATAGCGATACCCCTGTGCGTTGTGCCGTCCAGCGTTCAGTCGATGCGATCTGATCAGCGGTCAGATTTGCGCCAAAGCGGATGATCTTGCTGTAGACAAGGCCGCTGAATGGGAAAGACACTCCGCCGCGACGACCTGTGTAGATTGGATAGGCAAGGAAGTTGCCTGCGCCTTTGTCACCCGTACCGTTTGTCCCATTCACGGCATTGCGACGGATAACCGACAAATCCCCAACGATATCATGCGTTGCTGTGATGACAGCAGTATCAGGGGCGATTTGTGCAATAGTGGCAGTCTGATTGCTTGCTGCGGCTGCACTGCCGCGTGAAAACGAAGCCCAGTCCGTCCCTCCTGGGTCACCTGACAGGAAGTAAAACGTGCCTGCGTTAGATGTTCCATTGGCAGAAAGTTCGACAATCATGTTTGGGCTGTTTGCAAGCTTCCGCACCCCGACAAACACTTGCGCCTTGTCGATCCCCGGCGTGATCGTGGGCGACACCATGAACGACGACACGCCGTTATAGTGCAGGTAATGCAGATCGGGCTGTCCTGCCTCAGTGATGTCGTAGGACGGCGGTGCGGGCCATGCGACACCTGACGTTGCGCCCGTGCGTTGGTAGGTGGTGGCGGTTGACCCTGTTTCGAGTTGTGCGCCCCAGATGTAAATGCCATTCCCAGCAACACCGACAGTACCGCCCACGCCAGTTGCATTGTCCAGCAGAACAGAGCAGACAAACCAACGTGTCCCTGCCGTCTCCGTTGACACAACGGAACAGCGATACCACCCATTTCCGACGCTTTGAATTGATCCCACACCAGATGCCAAGTTATTGACGACTGTTCCAGACACAAGGTCAAAAACTGCACCGTTGGCGCTAGTCGTCCCCTCCCAAATAGCAATTCGACGCCGCTCAGAAGCCTTTGCATAGATCGAAGAAACAATGCTGACGCCAGTGGACGTATACACCTGATATGCGTAGTGGCTTGCCGTTGTCGCAGTCTCGTCAAGTTTGCCTGCGGTGGTTGTTCCGTCTGGGGCGACAGCAGCATTTGCCGTCACTGTAGCGTTTGCTTTACCCCACACCGCAGCCGAGAAATCCTCACTCGACGCCAGCATGTTGCGATAGCCATTATACGGATGCTTCCCGTAGATCGGGCGTGATCCGACTGTCGGCTGTGTGTCGTGGTTGCCGGGGAGTTCTTTGACGGATATGTTGCGAACCCAATAGGCTTCTCCGGGGCCAAAACTGGCATCATTTACACGGCCAATATACGGAGTACCTGACGAAAAACCCAGATACGCGGTAAAGGTCTGGTATGTGGAGCTTAGGGCAAATGAGCTAAATGACAAATTGCCATCGCTTCCGCCGAGGGTCACAGAGCTGCCAACCTCCGCTCTAGCCTCAAAGGTTACTTTGTACCGACGACCTACTACAAAATTTTGTGATAATGCGCCACTTGCCAAAAAAACCAAAGCACCAGCGTTGCTGTCAACATATGTAATTTTTACAGCGTCACCGTCTTGTGATACGGTGTTTGACCCACCAACAGTCCAAGATGGGGCAAGATTAGCGTTCGTGACCAACTCCGGCCCAAGCACCAACCCCTTGGACTGATCCAGTTGCAGCGCAACAGACTGCCCAGCGGCAGTTACGGGCGTGGTGCCTGCGGTGTCTTGGTAGAGATACGCCGGATCGACTGGCATGAGTTGGCCCGGTTCACCGGCGCTGAACAGCAGCGCCGCTATGCTGACACTGGACAGAAGCAGTTTAGTCACGTTTTGGTGAACCAGAGTGGTCAGATCACTCAGCATGTGGTTATCCGATCAAATGGCGTAGGTTGCGGAACCGGTGACGACAAATTTGTAGATGCGACCGCGACCGAAGTCCAGCACCTTGGCGGTGTCGGAAGTGAACGTCTCGACTGTGATCCAGTTGGCGGAACCATGCTGAATTTGAAGCGCGACCGATCCGCCATTGGCGTCAACCGAGATGACTCGGGGTCCGTGAATGTTCTCAAAAGTCCGTGTGGCGGTGTAGACAGTTTCCATGTCGGTCCTCGTTCTGGATGGCCACAGGGGGCGGATTTTGTCGGTTTATACACGATCCGGCGTGATCTGACAAGGATCAGGGACGATGCGCGTGGATCACCACGGCACCCCAGTAGCTTTGGTGGGGTTCTTTTGGGCGTCGATCTGAGTGGCCAGCGCTTTCTCTGTCACATCCTTATCAACCTTACCCCACACCCACGCCAACACGTCAGCTTCCGTGAGCTTGTCATAGGGTGTGAAGTTCGGCGCGGCAGGATCAGGTGTGAAGCTGACCGTGCCATAGACGGTAGCGGAATACTCACCCTCGGTTGCGGTTGCGTGCCAGTGCGCCACAACGACACCACCGTCAGGGATGGTACGGTCCAGTTGCGAGATGGTCCAAGCGGTGGTCATTCTTCGGCCCCTTCTGGGTTACAGGTTGAGTTTAGCTTCAAGTGCAGCGATGCGGGTAAACGCCTCTTGCAGCGCGGCAGTCAAAAGCGGGATCAGTTTGCCGTGGTCTATGCCTTGATAAATCGGCGCACCATCTTCGTTGACACCATCCTTTTCACCTGTGACCGCCTGCGGAGCGACCGCCTGAACCTCATGTGCGAGGAAACCGTCCGTGCGTGTGCCGTCAGCCTTCCACGCAAAATTGACGGGGTTCAGGGCGTTCAGGCGAGAAACGGCATCCGCGACTGGTTGCACGTCTTCTTTGAGGCGGTGGTCTGATGCGCTGACAAAAGAGGTAGCAGTATCACTGGTTTGAATACCGCCAACGTAAGTTCCGCTATGGTAAAAAGCCTGCGTGTTCGCTGTACCAGAAACAGTTTTACCAATAACTATTCCCCCGATGCCGCTAGCGTTGAGAATCCCGACACCAGCAGTCCCGACACCAGAAGGTAACGCTGTCGTCCCAACCAACAGGTTGCCGGCTGAGTTCAGCGTCATGGCTTGAGTGAAGGGGACCGTGTTGCCTGCGGAGCCGGAAGGGGCGATGAACCATTTATGTTCGCCGTTAGATTGTCGGTACTGTGAGGCAAATCCACTTGCTTTGTAAGTCCAAGTTGTACCATCAAGGTAGACCGAATTTGCGTTCAACCCGAGTTCATCAGAGATAGCCGATATAGAACCAGCAGAAGCAAATTCTATCGCTCTGAATGCGGAAATCCAAGCACTCGGTACCACACCAATACCAACATTCCCCGTCGCACCATCCACGAATAAAGCATGAGTGCTTATGTCACTCTCGACGCGGAAATTCACATCAGCGCCAGCTTCATTGATCACCAATTCGCCAGCAGTGCCGTCAGCGTGTTGCAGGACGTTGTTGATCTTGGTGCGGACACTGAGGCCAATTTCACCGTTTGCGAAGGTTGTCATGCACGATGCTCCATCGTTCCGTGTTGTGGTATCAGACCACCGATCAGATGGCGGATTTTGTTATTTCATACACGATCCGGCGTGATCTGACAAGGATCAGGGACGATG